ACCTCGAAACGCTTCGGCTGTTTTCGATCCGGACGGCCGAAAGTCGACCGACGACGCTCGACACGGGGTCACACGACGCACTCGAACACTATATCCAAAAGTATATTCCGGGGTACGAACGCGCGAGGGTCAAACGGGTTGGCCAAAAGGGACAGTCCAAATGGATCCAGACCGATTCACGCTTTTGTGCAAATATAGGCGCCGAACACAAATCAAATCACGTTTGGTTTTCGGTCTACGGTGATTGTATCCGACAGATGTGTCACGACGCCGATACGTGTCAGGGGTACGAAGGCCGGGAGTACATACTTTCTCCGAGTATAGTAGATGTACCAGTTGTTGATACTCGTGGCGATCCTATTTGTAGTCTTCTACCCGACCATTGGTTACCCGAAGGTTTTAGCGGCTCGGTACACCCGGTTGGTACACCCGTACGCGGGTCTGGACCCACCAACGTGGCACGAGTTCAAACAAAACATAAGAGCATTCGAGGCCGAGGAGGACGTGGCCGTGGCCGCACGGTCCCTGTATGCCGCGATGGAGAATATTCGTGATCTCGGTCTTTCGGTCCAACGCTCGGACGATACGCACATTCAGGAAGAGCTTGCGGGCATCGCAGCCCGTCTCGGAATAGACGGCGAATACGAACTGTACACCGGTGCAAAGAAGAAGGGCTACTACTTCTTCCCACGTTACTTAAACGAAATGGACAATAACCAGGTAGTAAATGCCGCGTCGCTCGAGCGAGGAGGCACAGTCGGCGACGCCGGAACCCACTTCCCGGACCCCAAATCCCACGGCCAGTAGAACCCGATCCGGTCGGGTCGTCAAGGCACCCGAGCGATACACGCCCGTTGAAGTGTGCGATGACGATTTTACCGAAGCTGATTACGATTCTGACCCCGATATCAGTGATGTTTCGTCAGAGGCGTCGTACGACTCTGAAGAAGTATCAAGTGAATCAGATGCCGACGAGAATGGCAATCTTGATGGATTTGTCGTCGAAGATAAAAGTGACGACAGTGATATAGAGAAAGAGGATGTTTCAACCCCCTCCGGAACCGACGTCGACGACGACGACGCGTGAAATTGAAGAAGAAGACTATTTTCATCCACAGTCGCCGTACATGATGGCGCCGCCGCCTCCGCAGCCGGCGCCTCGCTCCGAAGGTATGCTTGACGGTATTTCAAAAAGTGTACTCATACTTATTTTTGTTGCATTTATTTTTGGGCTTATGCTCGGTAAATCACTCACACCGATTGTCCTAAAGGGCTAACGTCGCCGACGGTATATACTCATCGGTCGTGCGTCCCGAAAGAGGATCTTCGGACGGTATCACAGTCATCGGTGCCATGCCGGCACTCGATTCTATTCCTGCAAAATCACCCATGTCCGTACCGGCATAGGCATTCGATTGAAACTTGTCCGATAAAGGGTGTTCACGCATGTTGAGCCAGCCGCTCGCATCCCTGAACACTTCTGATTGTGAATCGAGCGGCTGGGCAACCGGGTCTACGAAAGGTAGAACGGTATCTTTGTCGCGCGGCGGTGCATAGCAGCTCGTTGATGATTGGCGCGAAAGATTATACGCCACGACGAGAAACAATATAATTAGGCCTATGTAAAATAGATTCAACATGTCTCCTCCTCTGGTATGACCTGAGAAGAAATCCGACGCTGCTGGATCTCAGCCTCGATGCGAATATCCGCCTTGGCGACGAGCTCAGCCATGCTCGCCTCCGGAAACTCCTTCTTGAGGTCGTCGAGAAGATCGGCCGGGTGAGAAATCGGGGGTACGTCCGGCTTGGTATAGTACTTGGAGTTCTCGTCTCCGGGCTCGATGTACGGCGTGTCGCTGCCCTCGATAGGCTTGGCCATCATGTCGCGCTTACGCTTCTCGAAATGGGATGAAGCCTCGCGCTGGTTCTGGCGGTACTTGGACATAATCTCCTCGAGCTTCTCGTTCTGGTAGTGTGTGTCCTCAATCTGGTCACGGTCCGGCGGAATCAGGAGCCACTTGTACATGTCGACGACGTAAATGTCGACGAGCGAATCCTCCTTCTGGAGGCGCTTGGCGTGACTGGCCGCCTCCTCCTTCGTCTGAAAGCATCCACGAATCTTGAGACCGAGCTTCTCGTTCTTCTGGGGCATATCCGGTCCGACGATCGAGATGAGCGCAAAAATCTGACCAGGCACAGTCAGGAAATCCTGCTCGAGTGACGCCATATAAACATAGGGCGCACTATTATTTTAAGTAAATGGACGCGCTCCGCAAAGAACACAACAGGTACAAGAGTGCACTGATTGAGAGGTGTGTCACCCGTCCCGGCCTAACGGTCATTGATTGTGGGTGCGGTCGTGGCGGCGACTGGCTCAAGTGGAAAAAGGTTCGGGCACACGTGACTGCTGTGGACCCAGACCCCGAATCGCTCCAAGAGGCGGTCCGGCGTGCGAACGTCCACGGTGTACGATCGGTCTGTATTCACGAAGGCGATATCCGCCATGTCACGTCTGGTGTGTTCGACGCCGTGTGTTACAACTTTTCGATTCATTATATCCGGGACACGCTCGATGAATCCGTGCGCGCCATAGCACGGCGTACAAAGCTCGGCGGCATACTGTTTGGTATCACACCGGACGCAGATCGGATCGCTTCGTTTGTATCACCGGACGCGCTCGGAAACAGTGTTACGCCCGACGGACCGGATCACGCACTCGTCAGTCTGGTCGACGGCCCGTTCTACAACGGACAGGCGCGTCGCGAACCGCTCGTCACACGGGACATACTCGTGCACGCCTTGGCCCGATGGTTTGTGCTCATCGAATGGTCCCCCATGTGTCCCGTGCCGACAGGCCTGGTGTCAGACATTTATTCGACATTTGTCTTCAGGCGGAAAAATGTACCACCTTAGTAGATGATTACGTTGTTTGTGTTGTTACTTTTACTCATCGTCGTGATCGCAACCTTGTCTGAACAACGTATGCTCACGGAACTCAAAGGCCGGTACAATATACTCGTCCGGCACCTACAAGACGTCGACGGTATCGACGAACGGTTCAAGTGTCTGCGTCACCGCCGACCGATAATAACCGGTATCGATACGTCCCGGATGAACAAGGGCACTATAGGCTATAACGTAAACAAGGGGTACGAAATTTACATCTGCATGGACAAAGAAAATGTAAATGCCGCGATGCACGTTCTGATACACGAACTTGCACACATAACTGTCGCCGAGTACGATCACACTGAGGCGTTCTGGCAAAGCTTTAAAGACCTTCGGACGTTGTGTATTAACCTAGGTATATATACGATGAATGAAAAACAAGCTTATTGTGGCGGCGAGATTCACGACTGATTCTCGAGAACGCGACCGGCAAAGAAGAAGATGGCCGCGGCGATCAGTGCCGTGACAAGCATACCGGTCAGAGAAAGGTCGCCGTGCTCGCCGAGGAACTTTGGTACGACGTCCGCGAGTTTGGACTGGACGGGCTTGGAAAAAGCGGCGACGGCGGCGATACCAGCAACCACCGCCTGAAACTGCTCCCGGGTCAGACCGAACGGGATACCGTTTGCGCCTTTTTTGGGCTCGGCCTGGATAACACCGGCACTCAGCCCCACGACGCGATCGTTCGTCGGAGATTTATACGGACCGTTCAGACCAGGTGTGTCATCAGAGTCAAACGCGGCCGAAGGCATAACGTCCTGGATCGGCGTCGAAAAGTCCATTTCTATTGGGTCAGAGTTTTTTTCCTGTAGAAAATCGAGCGGCGACGATCCCAGATCGGGTGGTGGCGCCGGCGGCTGATCATCGATCGTCGGAATGTATTGCATGATGCTCGGTGACCCGTTCCCAAACTCGAGATTCTCGATCAGCGTCATCCCTACAGGTACAGGGAGAACTCTTTCGCGTTCAGCCCAACGCACAAAAATGTATGCCCACAGTATATAATGGGATACGATCCCGTTGTCGCCCCGGCACCCGAGCCGGAACTCGAAACCGAAGATGATATCGTAGATGACGGCGACGATGTACCCGTCCGGCGCTCAGCCGCCCTGATCGAAGAGGCGCTCAATGCGTCACTGGTACCGGAGCCGGAGCCGGAGCCGGAGCCGGAGCCGGAGCCGGAGCCGGAGCCGGAGCCGGAGCCGGAGCCGGAGCCGGAGCCGGAGCCGGAGCCGGAGCCGGAGCCGGAGCCCGAGCCCGAGCCCGAGCCGGAGCCGGCCCTTTTCACTGCACCTTCTTCACGGTAACTCCACCCGCACCCTTCTTTTTGACCGGAGTCGCCCCAGAAGGTTGGCCGGTGATGACGTGCTTGGGGTTATAATTCTTTTGGTGGTATTGCCACATAGCCTCGGATCCGATCCGGAACCCTTTACGGATCGGCGCCTTGTAATGGAAGACGCAATCCTCAATCCTGTTCGATTTACTCGTGTTATCCAGGACGAGACACTCGTAGTTTTCAGTGCACGCATTCATAACCTGGCAAAACATATCGAATGTCGGAAAAACACCAAAGAATGATTTATAAAGACGTTCGCGGTTCTGGATCACATTTTCGCGCATCACAAAAACGTAATCGACATTGGCGCGCAGGTCAGGACTCAGGTCCATACAGTACTGCATAGTCAGTGCAAAAAATATCTTCCAATGACGTCCGTTCATGAAACATTGTCTGATACACGTGTCTTTCATGAACGCCTTGTCGTACATACAGTCGTCCATAAGCAAAAAAGCACCCGATTTCCCACCAGCGCCAACCAGACGTCGCTGGCGCTCCAAAACCTTTTCGATCGCGTCGCGGTTATAGTCGCCGTAGATGAACAGGTCCGGTACAAACTGTTTATAGTAGTGGTTTCCGTCCTCGGTACCGGACATGACGATGCCGACCGGAATGTGTCTCTTGTGATACATGATATCGGTCACAAGAGTCGATTTACCGGTTCCGCGTTTGCCTATGAACACACACACCTTATCGTCGGCGATCCGACTCGGATCAAACTTACGAAGCTGTAAGCTTGACATCTACTCTAGTGTGCCTAAAATTGGTCAGAACAAAAAACGCGTCACCTGGTAGGAAGCACCCAGCATGTCTGGTGCTCAGATTCAAATTGAATCCGGCGGTACATTCACCCGAGACCCAGCGTATACTCTGTTTTCGCGCGCGTACGAAACGCACGAGACATACCTCGCCGAATCGATCGAGATTCCTTTTGACCGATCGAGGCCCGAATTCGGCGGAACGGTATCCGCGCGCCTGCCGCCCAAAGGTGACATCGTCCGGCGTATCACGGTCCGGTCTACGCTCCCTGAATTGTACACGCCGCTCGGTCCGGGGTACGTCTACCCTTCTTATTCCGACCAGGTTGACGGAGCAATTTTTGTACTCACCTCGTCGTATGTACTTGCGATTCAGCCCGGTGATTTTGTAGGGTACTTTAACACCCAGTACATCAATTTCTGGGCGACAAACTATACCGGGTACGCGATCACGGTTGCGTATAATTCAGTCGCAAACAAGTTTGTTTTTTCTTCCGGTACATATTCGTCAATCATTTTTAGAAACGATTCGAGTGGTGTTTTTTGGGGATTTGATCCACGTGTGTTTGATTTCGTCACACCGGACGGCTACAAAGGGTACCGGCTCACCGGTGGTACGCTTACGGCGCCTTTGACACTGGTACAGGCTGGCTGGATTCGTGGGTTTACACCACCACCGCCAACCGGGTTTTCGTACAAGGATTCGGTCGCGTGTCGACTCATAAAAAGCGCGACCCTTTCGATCGGCGGCCAGACGATCGATCGGCTGACGAGCGAACGACTCATCATCGAGGACGACCTCGGGGTGCCGTACGAGAACCAAGCCGCCTTGACGATTCTGGAAGGCAAAAATGACCCGTCCGGTGTGTACGTCCCGCGCGAATACTACACACGCCTGACATTCAACGTGGATCAACTCCCAGTGACCCAAATGTACCGGAACGACATAAGAGTCGACCTCGAGTACGAAAAGTTTGAAAATTTACCTTCGGTGCCAATCACAACAACTGGGTTTTTTGACGCGGGTGCATGGGCCGTATCTAATATATGCGCGCTGACAAACACACCTGGGTACGACACGGCGTCAGGTGTCGGGTATAAAAATTATATAGTACTAGGTCCGTTGACAGATACATCTTTCAGAATTTATAATCAGGTTACTAATATTTTTTATACATGGACGCCGCCAAATGCACCAGCGACTGTTTCTACGATGAGACCCCTGGTTGCGGGTAATTTTATTTATTTATACTCGACTTCTTATTTAATACGAGCTTCTCTTACGGCTATTCTATCAAATCCCGTGACACCGTGGACATATTCGACTTATTCTCCACTGAGCGGCGTACCGGCTAATGTTTACGGCGGAGGAAACAATAAAATATGCGATATAGCCGCAGATGCCCGATACGTCTATGCGTACTACGACGCTAACTACTACACAATAGGCGGGTACCAAACAGCTCTCGCTTCAAGTTCTCTGGCGGGCGATAATCACACATGGTCACTTACGATCTATGTATATAAAGCAACATATCCGTTGTCGTCTACGGCCAATACGGCTTTTGTAAATTTCTTTTCGACATACGGGCCGGCATATTCATCATATACTATAACACAAACTGCGTTGACACCTACCAGTGTACAGTTTGTGTGGTCGGCATATTACACCGCCGCGCAAACATCCGGCCCGCAGAATACACCTAGTTACACTGCGTGGGGCAATAGATTCATGATGCGGTACGATACTTTTGCTGATATAAATGTAGACGGTTCGTACACATATCCGGTGGTCAATTTATATATATATCCTGCGTCGACGAACCCGCTTAGTATAAAAGATGCATTCCCTGGCCAATTTGTTTTGTTGTCAATTCCGGATAATAGTTATCTTCGACTCCCGTTCGACGGCCGATACTTGTATACCGGTCTACTCGGACCGGTTATTATTAAATACGATACACAAAACTTTCTAACAAATTCGTACACGCAAATAAATTCAATTCCATTTCCTGTCGAGACGACCAGCGGAGGTGTATGGCAAACCGATGGCAAATATGTGTACGTGGGTGGATTTTATAACAGTCCGACATCTAAATGGGTATTCACTCGATATGACAGTAATACTTGGGAATATTTTTACGGAACGACGTTGCCGACTCGAGGCTCTACACAGACTTCCTACCCAATTGGATTTGATGGTAAATATGTATACTTTGCAGACGGCGACGGCTTCACGGACCCGGGCAGAAGGTATGTAATTTATACATACGATACGACTCTTCCTTTCACTGACGTAAACTCGTGGAAATGGCTCGATTTTAGAACCGATGATTCCGTTCGAACTTCACAGGGTACTACATTTACGAAACCTCTATTTACCGGAACATCTGGCTATGCCCCACTCCAAGGAACACTCGCGGTCGCTGGATCTAGATATATTTATTTTTTTGAAATAGACGGAAGAAATTATGGTACGCAGCCTAATTTTATAACATTCGATCCACTGAGTATGACACCGTCACTCAGTTCGTCCCTGATTATCAAGTACGAAAAGTACGAAAAACCACCGGCTGTGCCCAAAATGCTCTACGGTCAGACGGACCTGAATACGTTTACGATGCGCGCCGGGCGGAAACAAGATCAGTTTCGACTCGGGTTCCAGGGTCCGGTTCGTGAATTTTGGGTCACCGTGGACGTCCCCGGAACAGTGGCCAGAGTTCGTCTTCTGCTCAACGGCGAAGTTATCGTCGACGACGACCAGGTGACAACCAGTGTCATCCGGGCATTCGAACATCACACAGCCACGCCTTCTTCCTCGTCGAACGTATGTACGTACAGTTTCGCGATCGAGCCTGAAAAACTTGCACCGTCCGGAACCGTCAACTTTTCACGCATAGCGAGTCCGATGCTCGAGGTCACGTTGGCCAGTGCCCCCGTGACAGACCTTTACGTACGTGTGTACGCCAAGATATTCAATGTTCTGACGAATCAGAATGGGCTCGGCGGACTCCTTTTTAATTCTGCACTGTAAGTAGAAATGGAGCCACCGGCCCAATTTGCCAACCAGACAATCCGTCTACAATTTCCAAAAGATGTTCACTGGGGCGACGACATCACAGTATGGATCGCCAAGGCGGGTGACCTGGCCCGGACAATGTACCTTCGGGTCATGTGGCCGACGGACGCGCCGACGACCGTTCAGCCGTCGGCCGGTACGGCTATGATCGACCGGATCGAACTTTTGTACAAGGACCAGCTCGTCGAACGGATCTACGGCGAAAACTTGTACATGCTCGGTGACCTCACCGTGACCCAAGGGAAACAGGCCGCTTTGGGCAATATGGTCGGGACGAACACGACGAGTAATCTCGTGTCGTATCACATCCCGCTCGTATTTTCGATTCTCAAGAAAGGCTTACCGCTCTGTGCCCTCGACGAACCACCCAAATTGCGTGTCGTATTCCAGCCTTCGTCGTATTTTACGACGGCCGTGTACACGAAACCGATCCAGGTTGATCTCTTTGTCGACTATGTCTATGTGACCGGGGCCGAACGAGAATATATGCGCAGCCGCGAACTCATCTACGTGACACAAAGTTTCCAACGTGTACAATTTAGAGTTCCGGCGATGACACAAGCACCCGTTCAATTCTTGTCCGAGTTTGTGAACGACGTCAAAGAACTCTTTTGGGTCATTCAGAGCGATGCATCCTCGAACGTGTATGATTATGGCACGACGGACCATCTCGTGGATTTACGCCTGATCCTGAATGGCCAGGACCGTATCACACCCGATTACGCAACGGCCCAGTACCTTCGGGTCGTCCAGGGGCTCCAAAGTCACACACGTGTACCGGACGGTCGGTACTATATGTATTCGTTCGCACTCGAGCCCGAGAATGATACCCCGACCGGCGAACTTAACATGACCAACATTGCGCGCCAACAACATACGCTCACGCTATCACTCCACATTTATCCGAGAAGTATACGCGTGTACGCCCTGTCGTACAATATTTTCAGTGTATCGAAGGGCGACGGCCGGAGTATGTATACCATCCAAGAAGCCGGTATGCAAAACAAGTCGGTCGTCGATGCCGTACCGGCTCAAGTTGGAAACTTCGTCGCTACGGTACAATCACCGACGCAAGTGAATTTGGCTTGGACGCCGACCGGCGCGTCGTATTATATCGCGTCGGTGCCGTCTACTACGAGTTACACCATAGCGCCATCTGGTACGTTCTCGTTTACGGGTCTCAGTCCGGCGACCACTTACACATTTACGATATCGCCCATAAATAAAGGAAGTATAGGTCTGCCGGCTATATCAAATACGGTCAAGACATACGCCGACATACCACAAGTCACTGGCTTTTTAGGATACAATCCGACTATAATCACGGTCGACCTAATATGGGATCCCGACCTACTGAATAAGACGACACTCTATTCCGTCACGTCGAACCCCCCATCGTCAACGCCTACACAAACATCGACGATCGCTTCCATGACTTTCACGGGTTTAATACCCTTGACGTCATACACATTTACGATCACACCGTCGAATGCACTTGGCGACGGACCATCGACAACTTCCAGTCCCGTAACCACCCTTTCTATCATTCCAGAAGCCGTTTCGGTACTGACACCGAGTAATCCGACTCGAACTACAATGTACCTCGAGTGGCTCCCGGTACTCTATGCGACTTTGTATTCCATCACGTCGAATCCCTCATCTACTACTCCTACACAGACCACGACGAATGCCGGTACATTTACTTTCACGGGTTTGACAGAATCGACGTCGTACAGATTTACGATCACACCGTCGAACGGAGGTGGGTCCGGTCCGTCGACAACTTCCGTGTCAGCAAGTACTCTTCTAATTCCGCCAGCCGTTTCGGTATTGACACCTAGCAACCCAACTCGGACTACTATGAACCTTACGTGGTCACCGGTTTCTTATGCGACTTTGTATTCCATCACGTCGGACCCCCCATCATCTACTCCGACACAGACAACGGAGACCGCCGGTACATTTACGTTCATAGGTTTGACAGAATCGACATCGTACAGATTTACGATCACACCGTCGAATGTAAATGGCGCGGGACTGCCGACGACTTCTGCGTCGGCAAGTACTCTTCTAATTCCACCAGCCGTCACATCATTGACCACGAGTAATCCCACTCTGACTACGATGGACCTTACATGGTCATCGGTTTCTTATGCGACTTTGTATTCCATCACGTCGGACCCCCCATCATCTACTCCGACACAGACAACGGAGACCGCCGGTACATTTACGTTCATAGGTTTGACAACTTCTACATTGTACAGATTTACGATCACGCCGTCGAATGAAAATGGCGCGGGACAGTCGACGACTTCTGCGTCGGCAAGTACAGCGTTCGTCACATCGTTTAATGCTCCAGGAACTTGGACGTCTTCGTTTACCGGGAACATTAAAGTTCTGGTTGTTGGCGGTGGTGGCGGAGGCGGACTTGGTGGCGCGAGTGGAGGTTTTGCTGGAGGCGGAGGAGGAGGTGGCGGTGTTACATATAATGGATCAGTTCCTGTTATATCGGGAACTGCATATCCAATTACTGTAGGTTCTGGTGGTACCGCTGCAGCAAGGGGTAGACCGAGTTCATTTAGTACGATAATAACCGTAGGTGGCGGAGGCGGAGGGACACCAACGAATGTTACTCCTAACGCATTAGCACCTGGAGGTAGCCCAGGTGGTTCGGGCGGAGGAGGAGGTGGGAATAATCCAACTGGAGTAGGTGGAGTAGGTAGTTCGCCGGGTTTAGCCGGAGGTTCAAGTTTATTAGCGGGTGGCGGAGGTGGTGGAGGTGGAAAAACAAGTGGGCCATATAATACAAATGTAACTGTTGGGTCGCCACTTTACGGTACTGGAGGAAAAGGCGGTGACGGACTTCCTATAAATATCTCGGGAACTTTAATCTATTATGGGGCAGGTGGTGGTGGTGGTTCACCAAAGCTTAAAGGTATTGCACCTGGTGGTAGCAGCGGAGGAGGAGCCGGTGGATACGGACCAAATACTTCAGGCGTACCGGGGACGCCTGGTACCGGAAGCGGAGGAGGAGGCGGAGGCCTTGATCCTGTTTCGAGTCCGGCGGGGTCAGGTGGTTCCGGAATCATCATCGTCGCGTATCCTTAAGTTTTTTAAACTCACAGGGGTATGTAAATGAAAAGAATAGCTTTTTGGGGCGACGCAGGGTGGGCCGTGGGGCGTATAGGCCGTGCCGTTCAGAAATATTCAGGACACGTGGTCGATATTTGGGATTGGTCCGACCCGTCCCAAAATAACAAACTGTTTTCGCACGCATGGTACGAATACGACGTGATTATCGTTCCGACATGCCTGACGGACTACGACCCACATGTGACTCTGAGTCCCGATGTATATCGACGTCTGCTCGTCGTAGCGCACTGTCCTATTGTGAACCATCCATTCTTCAGAGAAACCGTGTGTGTCCGCCCGGGTGCATCGTATGCAGGCGTATCGGTCGAGGCATGTCGCGAAATGGAACGGCACGGGATGGGCCCGGCATGCTGGCTTCCGTTCGGTGCCGATCTAGACGATTTTCCTATTCGGCACGTCGTTTCCGATCAAATAAAACGCGTAGGCCTGATTGCAAATCCGGATGGACAGCGTGATTACGCGGACGTAAAAGGCTTGGACGAATTTCGTCTGATTTGCGACCGGCTAGGCATAAAGCCAATATATATTTACGGAAACACACCCGGTTCGTACATATATAACGACATTGATCTCCTTGTGTGTTGTTCGAGATTCGAGGCGGGTCCTTTGGGTATTTTTGAAGCCGGTGCGTCCGGTGTGCCGGTGCTCACCCGGCCGGTCGGAAATGCGCAGCGTATCAAGGGTATCAAGACATTCGACACGGTCGACGATGCTGTACGACAAATCCGGTTATGGAACAACCATCCGCGTTCATTAAAAGATTACGCGACCGATGTAACAAATGAAATTAGAGAAAATTGGTCAATGGAGAAACTTATTAAATCTAACAAGTTGTTTTCTTAAAAACGACAAGATTTTGAATAAACCATCCCATATGATACCCTTGGAGAATTTCAGCTTTGATGCCCCGTTCGAGTAATTCGTTCCGGACGAGACCACAGCGTTCAAACTTTTCGATCCAATATGCCGTCGGCTGACAATTGATATTGTGGCCCCCCTTTTGATTTGTATTTGCGGACGTCCATACGAGTGTTCCTCCGGGTGCAATTGTTTGCGCCGTGCACTGTACGAGTTCGTCGGCATATCGTTCGGCAGTTCTTGATCCCGATTCGAGTGACATGACGAGATCGGCCGTACACTTTGTAACAAACACCGATTCGTTTCGGATGAGACGATGCCGGGCACGTTCGTCAAGTTCAAGACCGGTCGATTCTACACCGACCGAATCCATCGCATGTATGTACATACCTGGTCCGCACCCAATATTCAGAAAATTTTTAGGTCCGATGTGTCGTTTGAGACACGGGGCGAGTCTGTCCGCAAAAGGTTGTTCTTCGCGTCGGACCGAATCATAATCTATTGATGTTAATTTTTTGTACAAGCGTTCAAAGTATCGTTCGTATTCTTTGACAATGACCGACGTGGAAAACCGAGACATGGCCCATTCGCGACACTTCTTAGGGTCGATCGTATGGATGTTCTTACCGGCCTCGATCATATCATCGAGTGTCCGGCACCTAAATCCAGTCTGACCATGAATATTAAATTCTGTCATAGCCCCCCAATCGGACGTAATGACAGGTGTGCCGGACAACATGGCTTCGACGTGAACTCCGCAAAATGGTTCGATAAATTTTGAAAAACACACAACCGCCCTTGCGCGCGCCATGAGTTTTTTTCGCTCCTCTACGCCTATGTATCCAACAAGTTCCACGTGACTGGGTACGGGCCAAAATCCTTCTTCGCGAAACCCAGCCTCGGCATTCTGGCCGGCGACTATGAGTCGGGCGCCTAACGCCTTTGTCATTTGGATGGCGCGCCCGAGACCTTTTGCTGTGCCGATCCGTCCGACAAACAGAAAGTAATTCTCTTTTTCGTTTTCGGCAACCGGTTCAAAATCTTTAGGTTCGTAATAATTTGGAATGATGGTATCGTTTTCAAATTCGTCGTCTTGTCCAAAACATTTACCTACTTTGGTTATACCGAGTTTTGCATGATATATCGCATATGATTCAAATACTCTATACCGGGCAAATGTCTCAGTGTATCCTATACCCGGTTCGACGACACACATATCCGGATGGGCATCACATATTTGTTTATGACCGAGCCCCCAGAATGCGAGTAAGAAATCTCCGTGCTGTTTTCTTTTCTGAATTTCGTGAATAGCTCTCTTGTTAAATGTTTGGTACACGTCGTCGCCTGTATCAAATTTGAACAATTTTGATTTATATTCATGGATCCCATAAATTGTATCAAATTCAGTTCGGGTTACGACCGTGACATGTTCTGTACAGAGAAGATTAGAATCCTCGTGCCCGTAGTGAATGATGGTGTGACCCCGGCGAGTCATCATTTCGCAAAATTTGAGTACCTTTTGTGTAAAAGCACACGCCACGTATTCGCTGTTGGTGACGGTGTGCTGAATACCGAGACAATGGAATCTCATATATTCAGACGGATGGTTTTTAGAAATAATATATAACGCAATATAAGTATGAATATAGGTAACGGAGAAGCTTCGTGCTATAGCACAATCAACGTAACCGTATATAATGGAGCCACGGGCGCCACAGGAGTCGTAGGTGCAACTGGAATACCAGGGACACCCGGTGGCGCAACTGGAGCAACCGGAACCGGAACCAACGGCGCTACGGGCGCGACAGGCATCAACGGAACCAACGGCGCTACGGGTGCAACCGGCATCAACGGAACCAACGGCGCTACGGGTGCAACCGGCATCAACGGAACCAACGGCGCTACGGGTGCAACCGGCATCAACGGAACCAACGGAACCAACGGCGCTACGGGCGCGACAGGCATCAACGGAACCAATGGAACCAACGGAATCAATGGCGCCACGGGTGCGACAGGTATCAACGGAACCAACGGAACCAACGGCGCTACGGGCGCGACAGGCATCAACGGAACCAATGGAACCAATGGAACCAACGGAACCAACGGAACCAACGGCGCTACGGGCGCGACAGGCATCAACGGAACCAATGGCGCTACGGGTGCGACAGGCATCAACGGAACCAACGGAATCAATGGCGCCACAGGTGCGACCGGTATCGACGGAACCAACGGCGCCACGGGTGC